AACGCTGTGACCTCACGCACGGAGCCAGCACCCGAGCCAGCCGGATAAGGTTGCACGTTGACGGTGTTGATCTTCTCCAGTTCGAAAGTGCCGCTGAGGCTGTTATCGACGCGAGCAGCTCGATCATTCAGGCGGGTCCAGCCCGAAGTAACCGCGATGATGTCGCCATCACTCAGGCCGTGCGCAGCGGCAGTGGCCACCGTAGGGTTTGCATTGCTCAGCGCAGTCACCGGGATTGCCGCGCCATATGCGGAAGCGATCTGAAGGGTTGCGCCGTTGGGGAGTCTGAAGCCCATGAGTATTTCCTTTTTTGCGAGCATAAAAAAACCCGCTCAAGGCGGGGTTGGCGGGGTTGCTTGGCTGTTACTTGCGGTGCAGGATTCCGCCTGGCTGAAGCTCATTGCGGATCACATCACGGACTAGGTCAGCAACGCCGAGACCCTGATTAACGCGAGCCTCGACAGAGCCGATCCGTGCAGAAAGCTGGGTGTCGGCGCTGGCACGGGTCTTTACTTCATGCTCGATCTTGGCTGTTACGCTGTCCAGAGACACGCCAAGCTTGACGGTGCCGATCAATTTACTGATCTGATCGAGGATTTCGACTGAGTCGCCGCCGGCTTTCATTTCGCGGTGATCAGAGGTGAACTCTGGCGCTGATGTTTCTGCTGAAAAGGAGGCGCAGTCGAGACCGACACCCGCAGCGACATACCGGCCTTCAGGTGTGAGGCTCATTTTGATGGAGAAACCGGGCATCACCGAATCACTGAATCCTGGACGCGGCGCCATCTTTTTGGTAATCGCGCTGTCCGCGACGAAGGCGTCAGAGATGAAGAGCTGATCGCCTTGAGTAGCGAAAGGTGTCTCGGATTTGTCTTTACCAGGAGTCAGCTTTGCCCGAACCCGCCCATCAATTACCAGCGTGCCATCGCTAAACATCTTCCAGCCGGAAACGCCCGGCACGTAGTTCGAACTTTGCATTTTCTTCTCCGATGATCAGTTGGTGTCTGATCGATACTGAAATGAGGCAGAGACTGTCAGCGTGGTGTCGCCGGTGATTGGCGGCCCAGGCTCAACCGGCGTGAGCACCAGCACCTCGAACGCGTCTTGCTTGAGCCTGAGATAGGCCGGGAACAGAGTGGCAATGTCGTCGACAATGCCCTCGGCTTCCCCGGTCCCGTTGCCTGCTGAGGTCACAACGTTGATCTGGAACACGCCTGTGTAGACGCGGTGATCGCCCGAAAGTGTGTCGGTGCCGGTTCCGGCTGGGAGCATGAAAGCTGCCAGATACGTCTCGTCTGCCTCCGGCGTAAAGCTGACGCCCTGATAGGCGATCCTCAGGCTGCGCCCACCCGCCCACACCGTCAGTCTCTGCTCGAGCAGTGAGCGGATTATTTTATGGCTCATACCTGATGCTTCCTGATTGCGTCTTCAACAGTCTTTTGAAATTTCGTAAGCGTCACTCTGACCATCCCGTTTGGCGCTTGCGTGCTATGTCCAAATTCCAGCGGGATGGCATACGGAAGGCTGTTAGTGATGTAGGCGACGTCACCGGCGCGGAACTCCAGCACACCGTTGGCGATTCTCGCGTTTGATTTGCTGCCGCTCGGATCGACCTCTTCTGTAATCGTGTTATTTGGTGCGCCGATACCGAACATCCAGTTGCCACGGAATCGGCCTCCGACATAGCCCTGACCAGCAACGAGACCATTCACATTGAAGTTTTGGTCTCGCTCAGCCTTAGTCAGCGGCTTGGCGTATTTCACGCCTCGCTTCAGCTTGCCGGACTTCGTGAAGTTCGACTCTGTCAGGTTGATGACCGTATTGCGCAGGGAGACCTTGAAGTCGTAATCGTCAGCCGCACGGGTGTTGGCATCGCGGAACGCCATGTTGGCCGCCCATATCTCTGGTTTTCCGACAGGCGACATGCGAATGACGCTACTGCCAATCTCGATGATGATGTCGCGAAGGCTGATATCAACCGCCTCCTTGGCCTGCTCGGCGAATTTGGCGAGGTCGAGGGCGAAGCTACCGGACTGACCAGTACCTGCGCGACTCATGAGCGCACCTGCAGCTCGTAGAGTAGCGGTGTGCCTGCCGGGTTGATCTCTTTCAGCGGTGGAATGATCGACCAGGTGCGACCCTGGACCACCACCTTGCTGAGCAGCGTCGGTGGCTCACTCAGGCCTCGAGCGGCAATCTTCAGCTTCTTGTCGCCTACCTTGATCAGGGTATTGGTCTGGAACTCCTGCCCAGTGAAGTCGAGCAGGATGCCTTGGGCGGTTCGCTCCGTGACCGTATCCGGTGATGTGGTGCCGGTGGCCGGGTTATAGCCGCCTTTGATTGCGTCGCGGATGGTGACTGCCTGGCCGTATTCGGTAATCAGATCGAGGGCCATCACAGCCATCTCATCGTAGAAGGCCATGGTGGCTCCAAGTCAATCAGGCGCGCACTGCAAACAGCCCGCGTCGTTGAAGATAGTCTGCAAACTGCGTAGCGCTAGGCCTGTCAGGCGCAGCAGGCAGCAGTCGCTTGCTCGTATTGCTGATGGTCGCGTATTCACGCTCTACTGCGCCGTCGACCTTTTCCTTCGTGACCGCGCCCCGGCGCTTGTCGATAGGATCAATGTCGTCGGCATGAATCTCTGCGGCCAGAGCCATCTGACCGTACTGAATGCGTGCCGGGAGGTAACGCTCCGGCTTGTTCTCGCCATCCAGGCGAATCTCCCGGCGAGGCCAGGAAAGTGCCTGATCGCCGGTGGATTTGCGTCCCTTCCAGGTCATGCCGTCCATCACCAAGGCGGCCCGGCGCAAAACAGCCTCTTGCGCAGCCTCTTCAGCAGGAATGGCCACACCGAATTTCCCGGCGTAAATGACCAGTTCAGCGGCAGTGGCGTAGCTTTCAGCACCCGGTACGCCGGTGCCGTCCTCGATGATGAGCATGACTTATTCCTTGGTTTCGTTCAGGCGATCTGATTCGGCCTTGGCCTCAGCTTCATCACCAGCAAAGTCGCTGAATCGTACACCGTCGCGGGTGATGATGATCCACTGGTTATCTGCTTCCAGCTTGGGGATGTAGACCGGCTCTTCCTTGGTGCCATCCTTCTGGGTGCCGTTGGACTCAGGCTTGGTTGGGCCTTTGCCCGGCTTTGCAGGAGTTTTGTCGGCGGCCTTGGCCTTGCCTTTCACCGGCGTCTTGCGTGTCTCGATCTCCACCTCAATCTCGACCGCCTTGTAGGCATCGACAATTTCCGGGTAATCGCCAACCACTGTGACCTTGGTCACGCCGCGTTCGACGTTCCGGAACAGATCCGGGTTGCGATAGCGCTTGTTGGGATCGAAGTCGCCGCGCTGGTTGCTGTAAACGAGTTCCATGATGTTCTCCCTGGCGGCCATCTCTGACCGCACCTGTCTTATGGCTTATGCGGCCGGAGTGAGTTCGATCATCACGCCAGCAGTGACCTTGTCGCTGGCAGAGTGCTTGACCCAGTTGGCGGACGAGCCGACAGCAGCGAGCGATGGGTTAGCGCCGCCGGCGGTTTCCTTCCAGCTGTAACCCAGAACATCGATGTTCACGACGCCTTCAGCGCGGTAGCCGATGCCGAGGTTTTCCTCATCGTTGACTTCGTAAGAGCGGAAGCCCGGCGCCTGAGATTCGGTGATGGTCACTGCACTTGGCAGCAGGCCGAAGATAACGTCAACCGGAGCGGTGTCGGTAACCAGTACCGGCTTGCCCAGGGTGCCTGGAAGGCCGCCGTAGATCACGACACCCGCCTCTTCGTACAGCTTGTTGGTGATGGCTTCGTCGACGATGTCGAAGTAAGCCGAAGAGTGCATGACCCACAGCGCGATACGGCCGAACTTGTCGCCGAACTTGCGCATGCCGCGAGTCAGCGTCTTCTTGCCGTCTGTCTCGATACTGGCTTCAACGACCATTGCAGGGTTGGAGCCGATCGAAGCGCGCAGCGCGGCAGTTGCGTACTGCACGAAGCCTTCAAGGGTTGCGTCTGCAACGTCTTGGCCGATGATCTGGGAGAACTCGTCTACCGGGCGACCGCGACGCTTGAACGCCTCTTCGGTCGTCTGGTACGGGCCGTACTTCCACGGAGCCTTGACGCCGACAGCCTCACCGGCGCCGATTTTCTTGGCGACGACTTTGGCTTCGGAGTTGACGTCACGGTGATCCAGCGAACCTGCCAGCTTGTAGAAGGCACGTTTGCGGAAGTCGCCTTCGATCAGCTCGTTGTCGAGGATGATTGCGCCATTGGAGGACGCGTTGAAGATATCCAGGTTGTCCTGAACACGCTCCAGATATGCGGTCTGAGCCTCATCGTTGTAGATGATCAGATCGCTGTTCACAGTTGTTGCCATGGGTGAATCCCCTTACTTGGGCAAATTGAGGTATGCGGTTTGGCCGTGCTTGCGCTGGTAGTCGCGCTTTTGCGTGGCTGTCATTTCGGAGCGCTTCAGTGCAGCCTGGCCGCCACCCCCGCCCGGGGCATTCGTACCCGAGGCCCTTGGCCACAGGTGAGGAGCGCTTTCGCGCAAGGATTCCGCCCATTCGAGCGGGGTCAGAGGGGTCTTGCCGTCTTTGCCGAGAATGGTCTGACCAGACTCATCAACGGCGACCGCTTCGCCCTCTTCGTTCAGTGAGAACACGCCTTTGGCGCGCAGGATGATGTCGTCAGTTGCTTCAGGCAGCGCGCCGGCTTTGAGGGCCGCGCCGCGCACCGAGTCGCCCAGAACCTTGCCCTGAAACTTGGCGGCGAATGTTTCAGCCTTCGTCGCGCGCTCGCTGATTGCTTTCAATTGCTTGTCGTAGTCGCCACGCAGACGCTCGGTGCGCTTGCTGAACACCTCGTCCACCTTGCCCTCTGTAAGCAGCTTGGTTTCCTCGTCCTGACCGGCGCGGCTCAGCAGCCCCTTGACGGCGTCGATGTCGATGCCTTCAAACTGGGTTTCGAACTGAGTCAGCTTGGTGGAGGTGTCTTTCAACTTCCCCAGCAACTCGGTATTTTTGGTCTTCAGCCCCGAAACGGATGCTTCAACGGCAGTCGCGATAGCGGCCTTGATTGCCGGGTTTTCCAGGTCGATTTCGTTTTCTTCTGCCACGGTGATGCACCCCTTGGGTTTGTTCGCCCACTTTGCAGGCAATGAAAAACCGCCCGATGGCGGCTGATTGAAAGTGTTCGGTTAAATTCCGGCGCGCTCAAAGGCTAGCGGCTCAAGCTTTTTCATCTGCTCCAACGTCAGTGGCTTGAAGTTGCGGTCGAGCTGAAGCTCAGAAAAGCGCTCAAGCGTCAGACCGCCGTCGCGAAACAGCTTGGCGCGGGTCGGGCCAAGCGCCTGATCCTGAAACGCCGTAGGTTGGAGCTTGAGCCAATCGTAATAGCTCAGATCGGCCGCCACCTGGCCCCCGCCGTTCGGCCCCACCGAGGCGCGGGTAGCATCCTTGCTGAGGAACTTGGTCCATTTGGTCACAGGCACGAAGGTCGTCCGGCACCTGATGTGAAACGGTGGACGCGGCCCGGAATCGACTGGAAAGCGGCGCTTATCCATCGACCTGCAGGTCTGTGTTGTTTTGCTATCGAGTGTGGCAACGATCTCAATCTCGGCGACAACATCAGGATTGGCCTTGATCGTCTCCATCCGGGCCTGCGATGCCACGTGCTGCACAGCCGTGTGCACGACCGCACTGGCATTGCGCTTGGTCGTTGCCAATATCCCGTCGCTGTACCCCGCAGCCTTGGTACCGCGAATCTTGCGGATGACCTGAAAGTTCGTCTGTCCCTCGAAGAATCCTTGCCTGATGGCACCACTGACACGCTCGCGCTCGGTAGTTGCCCAATCTTTGATGAATGGCTCCAGCAGCTTGCCGCCGCCGTTGTCGCGCACGCTGAGCGGGTTGTTGAGCACTGCCGAGCGGATCGCGCGCGCTGGCGGTACCACTGCATCAAAGGTGACACCCACAGGGGCGGACCGGGATAGCGCCGTCGCTTCGAACTGAGCCTCGTAGTTGGCCAAGTCGATCAGATCAAGGTTCAGCGTGGTGGTATAGCGGTCGAAGATGCCGAGCAGCAGGCTGTCGACCTCGTCGAGCAGCTGGTTCAGCCGCTTGATGTTGTACTCGCTCAGGTCGGCATTGGTGAGCTGCTCGCGCACCGCCCGGTCGATCTCCTTGAGAAAAGGAGCGAATTTCTCGACCTCTCCAGCCTTCAGTTGCTCCAGAAACACCGAGTGCCGAATCGTGGCATCAAGTACCGCTTGGTTGACGGCCATCGTTTAATTCCTCGTCATCATCCAGGCCGAGGTTGTCGGTCTGTTCCTGAAGCTCTCCGTCTATCTGCTTGTCGGTTCGCTCCGGTGCGATCAGTCCCAGCTTGCGCAGGTACCCGCGCAGATCGGCCTTGGCAAACCCGCCGCTCTGCCATAGCTGCACAAGCGCGGTGATCATCTGCGGGTCCGCGCTGAGCTCGACGAACTCCTGATTGACCAGGTAAGCCGTCTTGCCGGTGACGCCCAGGAACTGAGCGCACCAGCCCAGCGCCCGGGTGTAGGCCTCGTTGACGTTGGATACGCAGATTGCGAGCACCGACGTGGACGCAGACTGGTCGCCTCTCGACTCTGTCGCCGTCTTGGCCGTCATTGACGACACAACCATGCGCGCGCCCAGCTCGATCATCATCTGGTTCTTGTCGGCCATCGCCTCTTTCACCAGCGTGTTGGGCTGGGGTTGGGCAAAAGCGAAGGTTTCGCCGGCTGGCACGGGGATCGGAGCGCGGGAGCCGACGTAAACGCCCTCTTTGCGCGCCATCTCAAGCCATTGTTCGTCAACGCCGCTGATCCACGGCTGAGCCTGGCCACACCAGAACACGCTGTCCTCGTAGTCCGCGCTGTTCCGGTAATGCCCGAGGTTGATCATCGCGATGTCGTAAAGCGGCGACTCGTCAATGCTTGGGTCGTTGTTCTGCGCGCCGATGAACGTGAAAGGGATCTCCTTGAGACGTCCGCCCTTCCCCTTTGGCATGTACTCTTCCACCACCTCAAGAGGGCCACCTCCGCGCGGGCCTTTACGACGCCATACGCGACAGACGTACAGTCCAGCCTCGTCCAAGGCCAGCTCGCGAAACTGCTCTGTGCACTTCAGCCCAAACCCATCCGCCTCTTCGTTCATCTCACGCAGGACGACCATGGTCAGGACGTTGTGGCCGTCCACCATGCCGGTGCGCCAGTTTATGACGTCCTCAGCCGTGTAAGTGAGGATGACCGAATGCCCACCGATACCGCTGTCTTCGTGGAAGTCCACAAAAAGACTATGACGACCGGCTTCCAAGACCTTCTCAAGCGAGCCTTGCGACTGCTGATAGATGCTCACACCTGCGCCATTGGCATTGTCCTGCAGGTATTCGAGGTTCTTCGGGATCGTCAAAGTTGGGTCTTTGCGGAACGCCAAGCCAATCAGCCCGTTTCGGGTGTGGCCGGTGGCGTTCTTGAACACCGCGCGCTCGCGGTACGCGTTGTTGCGCTCGACGTTCTCTTCTGACTTGTCGTGTCGGTTGATGTAAGGCAGCCGGTCAACAACACGGTGCTGGCCGGCACAGACGTCGCGCACAGTCAGCCAGCGATCCAAGGCCTCAATGTATTCGGGCCGCTTGAAGGAAACGTCGTTGTTCATCGGGCGTATCCCAAGTTTAGAGAGGTGACCGGTTTTATGATCGGGTACTCGCGGTGGATGAAATAACCGCCGCCATCGTTCGCGTGGTCATTGCCTTGTGATTTGTCGGGTTCACCGTTGGCCGCCCAGACCTGCTGCTCAAGGCCATCGGCATATGTCGGGCAGGTGAAAGGGTTGACCAGGTATCGGCGCTCGCCCTGCGCGTTGCAAAACATCGCGTTCATGGCGTTGATTCGATCCTTCACCGGAGGGTTGGCCGCAGGTGCGATCACTGTGAAGCCTGCCTGCTTGAGCATGGCGATATCCGTGACGCTGGCATTGACTGACTTGCGCGAGTCGCCCGATGCGTCTGGGTAGATACGGATTTCGCAGGACTTGATGTATTTATCGCCGTCGTGCCGCCAGTAGCGTTCCTTGATACGCCGGATCATGTCGGGCGTGTCGTAGCCGTCCATGAACTCATCCACGGCTCGGGGCAGGCCCTTATCACGCTTCACATGCGTGATCGCTGCCATCTTGCCGACGTTGAAGTCCATGCCGATGAACAGAGGCTCACCGGCTTGCACCGTATCGAAACACTGGTTCAGCTTTCGGTCATAAGCGTGGTAGATCGACCCAGACGTCAGGTTGACGAATTGGCCGTTCAGGTACGCCCTGATCAGTTGCTCGGGGTATGACTCCATCAGCGACGGGATGTAGTCGTCCGGCAGGTTCAGCTCGTTGTCGAAGGTGCTGGCCTGGATGAGCCCATACATCTCCTTGAGCGCTGGCTTGTCGCGCAGCTGCTTCACGAACTGCAGGAAGACGAACTTGAAGCCTTCCGGTGTCGTGGTGACGTCCACGCCGTTCTTCAGCCCGGGCAGGTTGTAACGCATTCGCGCGATGATCTTGCGCCAGGCCTGCTGCGCCTTGATCGACGTCAGTACGTCCAGCTCATCGACCAGGGCGTGCCCGACCTTGAAGCCGACAATGGTCTGTGGCTTCTCCATCGAGCGACAGATCACGGTGCCGCGATATTGCCGACCGCTGTAGATGTGAACTTCATGGTTCGCCTGATTGATCTTTGTCTTCAGGCCCCACTCGTAAGCCACCTCCTCCATCGTTGGATAGAAGATGTCCCGGATCTGCGGGTAGGTCGGTGCGAAATAACCGGCGTTGACACCCGGCCACTCCATGAAGTGCTTGCTCAGCGCCGAGCAGCCGACCCAGGTCTTCCCAGAGCCGAAACCGGCCACGAATGCACGAAACTTGTGGGGCAGCAGCAGAAATTTCGATTGCGGGACGTTAAGGCTGGGCATCAGGCTTCCTCGCGTCCACTACATCGACCTGGATACGAGTAGGAATTGCTGGCTCGTCGCCCGGCTCATCCTTGCGATGGCGGTTCACGTACATGTCGCCGGATTCTTTGGCAGCCTGTTCCAGCACTTGGAGGGCCAGCGCAAGATTGCGCATACCTTCGGCCTTCTCAACGATCCTGCCGAGGGCACGCAGACGATAGGCCCGGTTGGCGATCGGAATCTCTGCTGTGTCTTCACGGAAACGCTTGCGTGTGTCGTGAAACAGGGTCACCCACCTGGCCGCAAGCGTCACCCCGGCACGTTTGGTTGGGTCGTGCGACTCGCACTGCTGGCGGGATATCTCAACGCCGAATTCTTGTTTGACCTGCTCTACGACTTGCGAGGGAGTGTCGAAGCAAGCCAACGCCTGAACGATGAAGCTCTTCACCTCATGCTTCAGGGCTGCCATAGGTTGGATTCCGTCTAATGCCTGTCAAATTTCAGGCCGACTTGAGCAGACAGGTTCCGCAGGCCCTCGATATATTCAATTTACCCACCTCAGCAGGCTTGTTTGCAGCGTCAGATGTGCGCCCATGACTTTCGGCACACTACGTCTTGAGCGGTCCGCTTATGAACGCCATAGCGCTCTGCCAGCGTCTCAATGTCGACGCCATCGGCGGAGTGAAGCGCTCGCATTTCCAGCACTTCAAACTCCTTCAGCCTTGCTTGTCCATTTGACTCGCCCTTCGCCGTTTGCAAGCCGGAGTCATAGGCGTGCTGCTGATTGGCTGAAGAGGTCACCCATTCCAGGTTGGAAGCGGCCGCATTACCCTTGTCGGCATCAATATGATTGACCTCGGCACCAAGGAATGGAGGCTGACCTAGGAATGCAATCGCGACCAGGCGATGAACCAGCTCAGTTCGCCTTCCTCCTGGATAGCAGAGGTCAACGCTGAGATATGGTCGGGACTTACTGCGCCCTGGAGTTTTCAGGATCGTCCCTGCTTTGGCGCAAGTCCGACTGGTAAGTCTCTTGATTCGACCTTGATCGCTTACCGCATAGTCGGGATAGGCCTTGATCGTTTCCCATTGCTCTTCCACTACGCAATCCTCAGCAAGCAAGTACCGCACGCACTCGCAATGGAGGCGCGATTTATGGATGGGGTTTTTTTGGCTGCCTCTACCATGCGGGCAACATCACTATCCGGAGCGCCAACACCGTAGCGCTCGACAACCGCAACAAACTCACTTACGTCATGGCCGCGCATCTCAAGCTTCGGTAGTCCGTCTTGCGTGAACTTGGGCGCGCCGTACTGATCGGTCGCCTGGGCAATGTGGTAAAGCTCATGCTCAATCAATGCGCAGAAGTCGGCATCACTGCACTGTGAGCAGTAATCGGCGGCCAGGGTGATGATGTAGCTCGGTACGAAGCCGAACCAGTCACGCATCTGCTGCTCCATGCGGGCCTTCTGCCAACCACCGGCACGGAACGCAACCTGTTCGGCTTGGCCCAGCACTGTGCGACCTTGCTTCGTGAAGGCAGATGAGGCCCACATGATGCAGATGTCAGCATCAATCAGATGGGCATGGTCTTCGTTGTGAATGCTGCCGGTGTCGGCAAGGATCTCGGCTTGTAGCCATTCCCACACGCAGTTGGCTGGCACCAGGCGCATGAACACGTCGGAGTCATCAGACAGCTTCAGTAGATCGGCTGGAGGTATTGGCCTGTTCACTCGGACGCCCCATCGCAATAATCAATAAGCGAACTTGGCCGCCTGTACCCGTATCCCGCTTTTTGGCCAGTTCTACAGCCTCACCGGCAGTGGCACCCATATCCATAGCGGTTAGTGCATGATCAGCACCGCTGCCAATGGCATACAGGCCTTT